ATGTGGTGCACTATCTATCGACTGTACAAAGACGGCCAGCGGCTTCCGCCTGAAGTCGCGCAGGCGAACGGCGCTTATGGGTGGCTGTACATGTATTCAAAGCTGCCCGGCACTGGCATGCCCACATGCCAGGCTTACCTGCTCAAAGAGCCAGGCGCTCACCCAGGTATCAAAGACGTCATCGAGCCACTGAAATGTTGCAGTCTGGCAGCCATCGACAAAGGCAGCATGAGACTGAATGGCAGTGACACGTACACGCAGCACTTCATCAGGCAAGCATGGCTATGCGTTCCGGGGGAGAGGGTCGATGCCTCGCTCTGACGCCAGGGAAGCCATCCTGAGCCACTGGATCAGTTGGTCGCACATGATCGATGAAGAAGGCGCTTTTCCACGGGCAGGAACGGCCATGCATCTTTTTTACGAGTACCTGAAGGCGCATTACCCCGAGGTCTTGGATTTCTCCAGCTACTCGCCATACCTTGAAATGAGGCAGTGGCTTGCAGAGGATTGCGAGCCATAGAGCCAAAGCCTCCCCGAAATATCAGGGAGGCTTCGATCTACCTAGGCAACGCCTAGAACAAGCCCACAGGCTCAGAACTCACATCCCAGCTGCTGTAGACCAACTCCATGCGCGCCGCCGCCTTGCCTCCACCGGCAACCGTGTAGTTGATTGGCACTTCCTCAACGTGGAAGTCTTTGAAGCATTCGCGGATTGCAGGATGGTCGTTGATGCTCAGGACCGCCTTGCCTTCCAAATTCCGCAAAACCTCTGCCATAGCCAGGTACTCCTCCCACGCAAACGGGACGCCGTAGCCCTCGGTTTCCCAGTACGGCGGATCGAGATAGAAAAGTGTGTGCGGGCGGTCGTAGCGCTTGATGACCTCTTTCCAATCCAAACGCTCGATGTACGCGCCATGCAGGCGAAGGTGAGCTGCGCTGAGGTCTTCCTCCAACCGCAGCAGGTTGACCGTCGGTGCCGCCGTAGTGGTGGCGGTGCCCCATGTCTGGCCCTGGACCTTTCCTCCAAAGCACTGTTGCTGCAGGTAGTAGAACCTGGCCGCGCGCTCGATGTCCGTCAAGGTCTCGGGCCTGGTGATCTGCAGCCACTTGAAAACCTCTCGGCTCGACAAAGCCCACTTAAATTGTCGGACAAATTCCTCCAGGTGTTTCTGCACCACCCGGTAGAGGTTCACCAGGTCTCCGTTGACGTCGTTGATCACTTCGACCTCGGCAGGGGGCCGCATGAAATAAAGGGCGGCACCGCCAGCGAACACTTCGCAATAACATTTGTGAGCAGGAAACCTAGGAATGATGAAGTCTGCCAAGCGACGCTTGCCGCCGATCCAAGGGATGATAGGGTTTGCCATGATGGGCTCCAGGGTTGATACACTGCGCCCCGCCTGTACAGGTGGACGGGGCCTTGGCTGGGCACACAGGCGCGATCTGTGGGTTCGGTGTCAGCGGCGGTGTTAGCGCACCCCCGCTGTCGCTCCGTTCTTTTTTTTTTCAGTCGGCGCTCAATGAGCGCTCGATCTGCACTTGCTGGCTGAGCAGCTTTACTTCGTCGTCTCGCCTTGCAAGATCACCTCGGAGTCTTGCAACCACTTCGACGCCTTCGACAATGTGTCGGTCGTAGGCTTCGAGTCGATCTGCAAGATCGATGCCGGCAGCGGCGTTGGCTTGGGCTTGCGCGCGGTAGGTTGCGGCCCGTCGCTCGACATCGAGCCGCAGGCGCTCAGCGCGATCGAGATCAGCACGCAGCTGAGCATCGCGGCCAGGTTGTTTTTGCGTGAATTCATCGCTTGCTTTCTGAGTGTCTGCGGCGTGCTGCCGCTCTAGGGTTCCCGTCTTTCGTTCGGCCTTCACGTCTGCCTGCGCCTGGCGCTTTTCCGCCTTTGCATTAACAGCCTCAGTGCGCCAGCTCTGCGCGTGCCAGCCGGCCAAAAATGAGAGCGCGAGCAAAAGCAATGCCAGCAGCCCCTTTGTGCGATCAGTCATGAGCCTCCCAATCAGGTAAATCAACGGTCTGACCCGCCAGTTGGTGCGAGCAATCGGCCAGGAACTGAATGCGGCCATCCGTCACGTATGAGTGACAGCGGCTAGGGACTCCATCCGACATATCAGCGTCTGCGCCGTTGTAGGTCGCCAGCACCGAAGGCGTGAATGTTGGTGTGGTATCGCTGCCGTTCCAGGACCATTGCGGCCCCGGAGGATGGATGCCCACGGCATGAGGACCATCGCAGCCGGGGCACCAGAACATGACCGCAGTAGGGCCGTATTCCTTGAGCTTAGGCATCACACCCCCAGCATCTCGACGTACTTGGCCCGCCGCGACTGCAGCGGGACCGTGTTGCGAACGTGACCCCGATTCACGTCATAGGCGCTCTGGCCGTAGCCTTGCCACTTCTCGCGGCTCTTGACGCTGTGCATCTCCACATGCCCAAACCATTTATTGGGGTTGCAGCCAGGCGTCATGCCGCAGAGCTTGCGGTCTTGCTGCAGATGCGCCCAGCCGCCGTTGTAGGCAGCGCCGCACATCGCCACGCGGGTGAGGTCATCGAGGCCGGGGGTCAGCCTGGTCAGGTTTGCATCACAGTTGCGCAGCTTGACGATCGCGGCACGCACATTGAGATCCGCGCGCTGATACAGCGTCTCCCAGTTCAGCTCCTCCAGTGCCTTGGGGGCCATGGCCTTGACCTCGGCCAGCGCATCAAAGCGCTGCGCGCCGGCAGCCGTCCAGGCCCGCGTGAACTGGGTCAGACCACCGCCCTCCTCGCGCGAGGTCTTAAGCTGGGCCGTGGTGCTCCAGCACATGCGATGCGACAGGCTCGGGCAGCTCTCCTGCTCGATCAACGCCCCGAGGTAGCTGCGCCGGGGCATGTCGGCCCAGTGCTGCTCGATCTCGCTGACCACCATGGGGGCCAGCGCTCGGGCGCGCTGGATGCCGGCAGGCTCCGCCGCATTGGCAAACTGCGTCATGCTGGCCCACACGATCGCAATCACCATGGCCGAGCGCAGCAGGCACAGCGCCAGGAAGGAAAGCCCAGCACCAATCGGATGCTCCAGCGACTTCTGCCAGGCCTCGCGCCCATGGGCATAGTCCGCCATGGCTTTGCTGGCCGAGAGCGCGATCGACACCGCGACCGCCGTCCAGGACAGCCACAGCAGCCGCACCACCGGCTCACGCCAGCCATTCGGCCCCATGGCATTGAGCACAATCACCACCACGGGCAGCACCAGGACTGCCCACCAACGCCAACGCTTGATCGGGTTCATAACCCCTCCTCTCTTCTACGGACACAAAAAAGCCTGCCGGTGTTGCCACGGGCAGGCACATAAAAAACTCGGGAGCGATGCGGCTAGATCTCAGCCCTCACGTAAGTGAGAGTGGGAGCGCGCTCCACAATCTCCGCATCGCGCACAAACACCGCCTGGTCGACCGGGGCGGCAATGGGGTTGCTGACCATGACGCGCACACCACCGGGGTACTCGATCTGGGCCTGGTTGCCGACCAGGGCCTTGACCGTGGCAAACAGCTTGGGGGACTGCCGCTGCAGGGCCTGCAGGCGCAGATACAGGTTGATGGGGGTCATTGAAAGCGGTCAACGGTCAGGGTTTGGGTGAATTCAGGCATGTTTTCATCCAGGGATAGGTGGCGCACCAGGCCGCGCCAGGTCTCGCCAGGCTCCTGCACTTCAATCAGGTAGCCAGGCAGGATCAAGCCCGGGGCCGTGCCGCCCGTGATCAGGGGCACGCTGACCTCCTGCCGCCAGCGCAATGCAGAGTCGGCCAGCGGCACGATGCCGCGCTGGCGCACGGCGATCACATCGGTCATCAGCGGATCTGTGATCTGGGCGGCCAGCAGATCGCCAGCGGTACCGGCGCGCACAATCTGGCCTACCACACCACCCGCAGCGGAGCCCGACACGTAGACGGCGTTGCGCAGCTCCTGCTCCAGATCCGTCAGAGTGTCCTGCACGATGATCTGCCCAGGCATGACGACATCCGGCACCACGCCGGCCCAATTCCAGGGCAGCGCTTTGTACTCGGGCACCAGCTGCAGCACCGGGTCGGTGCGATGGCTGCGAACCACGGCACCGGCTGCCTCGGCAATGCGCTTGATGACCGACAGCGGCGTGCCCGTGTGCGACCAGGCAGCAGCCGGCACTTGCCAGTCTTCAGCACCCCAATCCAGCGTAATGCCTGTGTTCTGCAGCGCCTCGCTGGCAATCTGCTGCACCGACATCTGACTGCTGATGCTCCAGGCCTTGGCGCGCCAGTAGCGTTCCCCGATCAAGGACGTCACGCTCTGGCCCGATACAGACGCCTCCCAGCCGTCAAAGCTGCGCGATCGCACCGGCTGCTTGACCGCGAACACCCAATCGATACCGTTGATGGTGAGCCGGATCTGCTGGGGCACCCCACCCTGCGGAGCCAGAAGCCCCACCAGGTCGACCGGACCAGAGGCAGACAGCGTCCAGCCGAATCCATCGTCACCGCTCTCGATACGCACACCCGTCAGCGGCACCGGCGCACCAGAGGGCAGCAGCACTGCATTGGATTGATAGACAAGCATGTAAACCTTCAACAAGGGAATGACAAACTGCGAACCTGGCTCAGGCGTGGACTGGCAGCAGTAAAAAACAAGGTCTGCCGAAGCAGACCAGGACTTGCAGAACACCAGCTTGATCGGCCCACCGACCAGCTGCTCATAACAACCGGGCTTTTCCGGCTCGGGCGGTTTAACCTGCGACTTGCCAGCGGGCGGCTTCATGGCCTGCTGATAGCGGCCCTCAAAGCCCCTGTAGAGCGGCAGCGATGGGCCTGCACCTGTAATGAAGAGGTGCTGCAGACCCATCGCATCCTGTGCCGTTGCATCGACCATGCGGCGACGGTCGCGCAGGGCTTCCTGAAACCGCACGGCCCAGCCAGCCCGCACGGGCGCGGCATCCTGGGCTGTGGCCTGCAGCCCCACGCGCACGCTCTGGGCCTCCTGCCAGCGGGCCTGTGTTGTTGCTCCAGGTAGAGGCCGGGCCTGCTGAAACCTGCCCTGCATTGCCACCCCTTGTCGCTGACCGTCCTGCCAGGAAATGCCGAACTGCTCTTGCAAGGGCATTGCGTCTTGCGCGGTCGAGACCCAGCCAGCAGGCAGCGCATCCGTGTCTTCCCATCCCGTGACCCAACCTTGCCCCACAGGCTGCGCCTGCTGGGCACTGGCGGCCACCTCGGCCACCACAGGCCGAGGCGTATCGGTGTTGTAGCGCACGACCGCGCTGCAGCGCAGACCGGGCATGCGGCCAGCGGCAACCAGATCCTTGCGCACATGCACCAGGGATCTGACCCGCAGACCCGGCATGCGCGCTGCAACGACCAGCGTTGCATCGGGCACCTGCCCGCCGCCGCCGTCATCGCCAAACACCAGCTCGACCGGGTTGCCGGTCTTGAAGGCGCGGTTAAAGATCAGGTCGATGCCGGCCATCAGTCGATCCTTGTATCGCCAAGGATGGCTTTGCCACCTGCGTAGAGCTGGGTACCGGTGCTGCCCAGCAGCTTGAAGTGCCCAGCGCCTGCCTCGTCCGTGACCAGGCCGCGCCCGATCAGTTGGCCGTCGCTGGTGCTCCAGACGCCGATAGCGGCCTGGCCGTTCGCCAGGATCATGTCGCCGCTGCCGCTGGCCTGGGTCAAGAGCAGATAGCCGCCGTCCACGATCTGGCCACAGGGCTTGGTGAGCGTCAGCGTGACCAGCAGGCGCTCGCTGGCGTCGTAGAGCGCAATGCTCGATGCATCTGGGCCAGAGTCTGCAAAAGCAAGAGTGGCCTGCAGGCGGGCCAGTGCATGAGCTGCCGAGATCTCGAATACGAGTGCATCGCTCATGCCACCACCTCGGGGATCTGGTTGTTGGCTACCGCCGAGAAATAGTTCTTCTCGTGATCCCAAGCCTCAATGTCGTACTCGTAGCGCTCGTTGATGCCTTCAAAGCGGTAGCTGCCGTCTGCTGCGCTCCAGACCTCGCGCACCAGATAGCCGTCACGGCTGCGAAACAGGCGCACGCGGCGCTGCAGCAGGGTCTTGCTCTTGTCGTCACTGACCATGCCGTAAAAGCGACCGCGCCCGCCAAACTCGATATCCAGGCCTGCAGGAGATTCGCATGCCGCAAACTTTGCAGCTGCAGGCGCAATGCCCAGATCCTTGGTCATGGCCTGCAGCTGCATACCCGGGGCGCGCGAGTCCAAGATGGGCCGCACCGCATTCAAGTGACACGAATAAGTGATGTAGCCGCCAATGTAGAAAAAGACCCCCAAGCGAACCGTGGCGAGCATCGTTGCCGGAGGATTGAACACCACCGAGACAACGCCATTGAGCTTCACCGTGATGCCCCCAAAGTCGTCCACCACAATGCCCATCGTGTATCTGGTGTTGGTCATAAGACCCCCCAACGGCATGGGCAACTGCTGGTAGACCGTTTCTGCATTGCCGAAAGCGCCCGCAAAGTAGCTCAGCACCAGAGTGCCATCCAAGGTGGCGATGCGGTAGCCATAGGTCGGCCTGGCGGGGTCAAACAGAAAAAAACCAATGTGCCGACGTGAAGTGGCGTCGTCCACGATCTTGAAATCGAACTCGGCCCCCATACCCTTGAAGCTCGCCTCTTGAGGCAAAGCGTCAAAGGCATAAACCATGGAGTTGCTGCTCACCGAGGTACGCACGCCACCGTCCTCCATGCTCTGGCTCGCAAAACCGCCCAAGGGCATTTCCAGGTTTCGGACATCACTGATCTGCGTGAAAACAGCGGACAGGTCATCGCCGGGACTCAGCGAAAACAGCCCGGTGATGGCATCCTTCTGAAACCGCCCGATCACAGTCGCCCAGGCGCCCTCTGCCTCGTAAAACGCCTCCAGCACAAAGCCATACAGCGGCTCTGTATCGACCAGCAACTGCGTGGGCTCCACAGCTGCCGCGAACGTCCACAGGATGCTCCAGCCTGAGGCCTTGATGTCAGTGACCGCAAATGCTGCCGCCGTGCCGGCATCGCCGTCCGTCAGAGCACCCAGGCCGTCACCGCCTACCGGCAAAGGGCAAGACAGAGCCGCAGCGGCATCGATGGGGCCATTGGCATCACACAGACGCAGTGCCCGTGCCGACCAGGAACCGCTTGCCTGCCCCGTTTCCAGGGCTCGGATACGCCAGCGCATCGCGGCCATCAGTCAGCCCTCCAAGGGCCTTTGGCATCAAAAAACGCCACACCCTGATCGTAGTTTGTGTTCGGACTACCGCCCCAGATTGACAACAAGGTCTTGCCGGCGAAGTCGCCGCTACCGTCCCGGAAGCGCACGTCCTGGCCGATCACCGAGGTCAAACCGGTTTGCGGGCAATGCAGGGCACCCGGCAACTCCCCCCTAGGCCCGTTGGCACGCAAACCGTCGAAGATGGTGATGGCACACAAGCGCAGCGAGTTGTCGGCCCGGGCCGGAAACACGCCCATGCCCCCGGCAAGGCCTGACATGCCGGTGTTACCCCAGGTCGCCTTGTCGCAGATGATGGAAGACCCCATGCCATGGCTGGCCCTTTGCAGGGTCAGCCCCGCGTTATTTCCGGTAGCAAAGACATCCCCGCTGGTGTCGTACCAGACGGAGTTCACCTGGCCAGAAAGAAACGCCGACCAGGCATCGCCGCTCTTGCTGGCGATCAGATCCCCCACATATTTGATGTTGACCGGGTAGCCGTTCTGCGTCGCTGCATTGCTGCTCTCATAAGGCGCATTGCACAGATAGAAGCCCCGAGAGTCGCCAATCATCAGCCAGTACAGCGGGGAGCCTGGGGCTGCGCTGCTCTTGGCCCAGTAGTAGCCACCGGAGATGGAAGGAGCCGCGCCCGAGCCCGTATCCACATCGATCATGGACTCATACATTTGCACGCGGGCAACGGTTGCGTTGCTGTCGTCGATGCGAAAAAAGGGACGCGTGCCACGCGGGTCCAGGGGACGATAAACCGCCTTGTTAGTGCCCGCAAACACTTTCTCCCAGCCCAGCGGTGCCATCTTGAAGCTGATGGAGCCCGTGACGGCACCATCGGGTAGATTGGTCTTGAATTCCACCCAGCCATTGGCAGCGCCCGTGACTCGCTGTTCTCCATTCAAGGCAGCGGGCGACGCCCCCGAGACCGCAATAACCGCATGGATCTCGGCCGCACTCTTGCCGCTGGCAAAACTCAGGCGGCAGATGCCGTTGATGATGACCGCCGAATCCACGGCCTTTGCGCCCCAACCGTTGACTAGGAACGCATCAAGCGCGCCAATCAGGGAGCCGACCGTACCACCAATGGCCGGCGCCCCGGCCATGGAGCTGTATGCGTGCTTGACGCTGGTATCTACAGGGGATGCCATATCTATCTCCGCTCTCTCAGGTTCTTCAGTTGGATTGCGGGCGGTTCACATCGCCGCGCGCCAGGATGGAAAAGCTGTGCTCGATGCCGGTCTCGGGACCGGGCTGGATGGTTCGCACCACCCAGAAGGGATAAATCGCGCCCACGGTGTTGATGCGCAGAATGTTCCCCACGGCCCAGCCGCTACCCCAGCCCAGCGGCTTGATCGTGAAGTAAGGCTTGCCCGTGGCCGGGTTGAGCGGCGAGCAGATGCTGTTGATGTCGCCCGTGGCAATCACGCCCACATGCTCGCCAATCACCCGAAACTGCGTGGTGCTGGTGAACTGCAGCACCCAGCGCTCGGTGCTGCCGCCGGCGTTGGTGATCTCTATCGGGGAAACGCTCTGGTCGTACTTCGCTGCAATCCCTGGCCCACTGGGTGCATCGGACCAGGCGTTATCGACCCAGGTCTGCTGCTCAAACACCAGGCTCACCCGCGCGAAACGGTCGCTGGCCTGCAAGGCGCTGGACACATAGGTGCCGTCCTTGGGGTATTCATGGGTCAGCGCCCGGTTGAAGGTGATCTCGCCAGAGATCTGCACATCGGTGGCGACGGCCATGTCCTCGATCCGGTCCTCGATCGTCACCGGCATGGTCATGGCAGACACATCGGTAAAGGTGACCAGGCCGGCCTCCAGATCCACGGAATAGCCGGTGTTCAAGGCCTTGCCGTTCGCATCGCGTACCACCACCCGCGCCAGACGCACGCGGGCCAGGTTGATGGTCTGGTTGTTGCTCACCACCAGCTGGTTGCTGGTCTTTGTGTGGCCGACCACGCACAGCGTGCCAGGCCTAAAGATCGGCACCTTGCCGTCACTGGGCAGGCGCACCGGGTCGATACCGATGATGTCGGCATTCATGGGCAGATAGGCATAGGCCACCGCCGAGTAGCGCAAGGCACTGGCAACCACGGGCTGGGGCTTGAAGATCTTGCCGTCGGGCTGCACGTTGGCCGCGTCATACCAGGGCTCGGCCTCATTGCCTGCGGCAACGACCAGGGCACCAAAGCCCAGGCGTACCAGCCCGGTCTCGTAGTCCACCGTACCGACCACGCCGGGGGCCGTGATCGCGCCGTCAATGCCAGCGCTGACGTTCTGCGATCCGCCCGAGGCCCTGGGCACCTGCACCGTGAGAGAGCCAGGGCGCAGGGGAGCTGCCGCTGTGCGAAACACATAGGCGCTGCTGATGGCGTCGCCCAAGGTGGTGATACAGCCTGCCCGACGCAGGCTTGGGTTGCCGCCCACTTCCCAACTGCTCAGGCTGATGCGGCCCGTGGCGTAGTTGATGCTGCCGCGCGCCACAAAGCCGGAACCAATCAGAACCCGCAGCACGCCTCTGCCGTCATCGCTCCAGGGCTGACCATTGCGAGGCATCAGCACGACCGAGCCAGGCACCAGCGGGGCCTGTACGCCTGTGACCAGGTCAAACTCGGGCGCAAACGTGACCTGCAGCGTACGGCGGGTTGCACTGCCCGTGGTGCGAAACCGGATCTTGACGTAGCCGCTTTCGTCATTGGGGTAGATCGAGGGCGCGCTCAGGTACTCGATACCCTCATAGTTGAGGCGGTACTGGGCCACCTCGCCATTGAAGCCGCCGCCGCTGACCTGGCTGGATGAATAGACCGGCTTCGGGATCTTGATGACCACATCGGGATTGAAGTCCACCGCCCCAGTGCTGTAAGTGACCGTGCCGACCTGTACGCCATCCAGCATCAGCTTGCCGTTACCGTCATCGCGGGCGATCTGGGTCGGATCGACAAGCGTCACACCCATTTCCTTGAGCTGGTCGCGGGTGTACAGACCGAGAACGCTTTGATCGGTCAAGGTGTTCCACTCCACCTCGACCGTGAACGGCACCAAAGCACCCTGGCCTGGCGAGACCGCCAGGCGGCCCTGGCCGTTGCGGGACGGATGCGCCAGGTTCACCTCGACCGCAGGCGCAGTGTCGACCGTGACATCGAGCACCGTGCCCACGGCGGGCAGCAGCTTGGGCGCAAACAGCACTTCGGAACGACCCACCCTCACCTCGCCCGTGGCATCGCCCTGGAGCTGCCAGGCAGCGGTGGCCGTGGCCGTGCGCTGGTTCGCTCCATCCATCCAGGTCATGGAGAAAGCGCCAGGATAGAGAGCCTGGCCCGCAGGCAGGGCCAGGGCGATGGTCTGGCTGATCAGCAGGTCAACGGCAGGCTGCACGGTTTCCTGGGTCGGCACGCCCCAGTGCTGGACGATGGAGCTGCCCACATCGGGCAAGGCACCCAGCGTGACGACAAAGCTGCCGGTCTCGGCGCTATAGGTACCAGCGCCATAGCTGGAGTCGGTACCGCGCAAGGTGCCATCACCCGAGTCAGACAGCACATACCAGCGGCCCTGCGCCCGGTAGCTGAAAGATAGGGTTCCGCGCGCCGGCAGTGGCGTGATGAAGCCCGTGTAGCTCTGGCTGCGGTTCTCAGCCGTGATGCGGATCTCGCTGGACTGCGGCATGCGCTGCATATAGGCGGCAGGCCGGTAGCTGATGGTCTTGATGCCGCCATAGTTGCCAGAGCTTGAGGTGATGACGCCATTGGCGTAGTCCACCAACCCGATCTGCTGGGTGCCCGACATCAGAATGCCGCCCTTGTCGATGAAGGTCAAACTACCCATCACAATGCTCAGCGAGCCTGGCAGGCAACCGCCAGGCAGGGCCATACTAGTGGTGCTGCTCCAGGCCTGATCGGTGTTGAAGGTCACCACCTCGGCCGCAGAGATGGGAAAGCCCGCTGCCGCATAGGGAATGGCGGCGGGGATGGGCGTCTCGCTCTGGGCCGAGGGCACGATCTGGGTCATGATCGTCTTGGCGATGATGGTGAAATCGCCCAGGGCGGCTGCCTTTTGCAGCGGGGTCACGCCCACATAACTGCCCGCATCGGCCACCACCGTATCCCTCAGATGGGCGCTATTGGCCTGCCGGGCAAACTGGCGGCTGGCCGGGGAGCCCGTGAAGTCATAGCGCAAGGCGTCCGACAGCTCCACCGTCACCACCAAGGCTTGGTAATCCTTATCCGTGTCATAGGTGAAGGAACGCTCCACGCTTGTCACGCGAATGGCGCGGACATATTGCTCTTGCTCGTTGGCCTGCCCTTCATTGCCCACCAGCACCAGGGTCTTGCCTGTGGCTGGCAGCTCGGTGCCGGGGCGCTGGAAGATCTGAATGACGCGCTGGCCCTTGATATGGTTCTCGTAGAGATAGCCCGCCCACTCGGCCCCCTTGTTGAGGTAGGCCTCCAGCCGCGCCTGTGCCTGGGCACGGGTGTCATAGACGCCGGCCGTGGCAAACAAGGTGATGGAGATATTGGGATCTTCGGGGGGCTTTGCCACGATGACGTTGCTGCCCTGGTAGGTGTCGCGGTCTTCGGTGTCCACGCCCACAAACACCTGACGCATGTTGTCGCGGCCAATGGCACGGTCCATCTCGGAGACGTCGGGCATGATGGCGTTTTCTTCGCCGGACTCGATCACCACATTCGACGGGCCGCCGCCGCCCTCGGGTACATCGTCCATGACGCGGCTGGCTCGCAGCTGGATGTCGCCTTGTTTGATACTCATTGTTCGCCTGCTTCCAGAAAGCGCAGCACCAGGCTGCCGTAATAGTCGTCGTCCTGCTTGTCGCAGAAGTCGATGACGGACTGCATGCCGAGCGCCCTTGTCTCGTCGGCATCGCCGTGGTCAAAGACCACGCTGAAGGTCTCGCCACGGATATCCAGATCCAGGCGCAAGCCAGGCACACTGCCCCACTGCTTGATTTGCTTGAGCGCGCGGCGCTCGATCCAGGCGCTGCCACCCTCACCCTGCAGGGTGATGCGCTGGCCGCCCTGCAGCTGCATGGCGCTGATGATCAGCGTGCCAAAGGCGCTGCGCTTGCTGCGCTGGACCACATTGGAGGCAGTCAGTTCGTCCACCCAAATCAAATCGGGCGGCAGGTCCAAAGCCACGCCGCCCGAGGTCAAAATGATTCGATCGCTCATAGTCAGTTGCCGGTCTGGCTCCGTTGTTGCTCCATGATTCGCACCCATTCGCGGCCCATGGCCTCCAGCGAGTTCTGGCCGGTCTGATTGGTCGGCACCGGATTGGCCGGCGCGCTGTTGAAGTACAGATTGACGATGCGATCGATCTGCTGGCCGCCGCCGTTGCCTCCACCAGTACCGCCGCCAGAGCTACCACCAGACCCTGCACCGCCACCTGTGCCACCACTCCCGCCGCCAGATCCGCCGCCGCCATTACCTCCGCTGGGCTTGCTGGACTCGGCTTTCTTGCGAGCCTTTTCCATGGCCTCGCGCTGCGTGACCTGGTCCAGCTCGCGGTCGAACTCAAACTTGGTCAGGTCGTGCATGTAGTTGCCGAGCTGGCCGCCGCTTTTGACCGAGAAGGGGTTATCTCTGGCGTACTGCTGCTCCCAAGTAGCCCACCAGGCCTCGGCCTCGGCACGGCTGCTGAATGAGGGAACGGCGTCGACGGGGTTTGTCTTGCCCCGGTTCATGTACTTGGAGCCCTCCAGCTCCGCATTCCAGTTGTCTTGACGCTGCTGGAACGCCCCAGCCAGCATCTGGCCGTCCTGCACCAGCTTCTGGACCTTTTCCGAGACGCGCTCGGCCTCTATGCCCATGGCCTGCAGTGCCGCGACAGCCTGGTCCTTCATGCCCGCAAAGCCGCGCCCGGCGTTGTTGGAGCTGCCGTTCAAGTCATCCAGGGCACGCTTGGAGTCGTTCACGCTAACCAGGGTGGCCTTGCCGGCCTGGTCGACCTCCACACGCCAGCCGCGCACAGCGGCCTGCGACTTCACCCACTCGGGTGCCACGCCCTTGTTCGCAGCGATCGCATCGTCTGCCGCCCTCTTGAAGGCATCGCCCAGCTCGCGGGCGCTGGCCGTGCCGCTGCTGGCGACAATGTCAAAGGCTTCCTTGGACTTGGCCGCGACATCCTTGAAGGATTGATCAGTCTTCACGCCCAGCTGATCCAGGGCTTCCTTGAGGCTGTTGATACCTGGCTTGGCCTTGTCTGCCGCGTCCTTGAGCGCATCGATCTTGGTCTTGGCCTGGTCCAGCAGGCCATCGGCCACACGCTCGCCCAGCTTGCCGCGCAGCTCCTCGATCCGGCGCGTAACCTCCTCCACGGCCTGCTGGCTGTCCGCCGTATCAAGCGCCTTGACAAAGCTGGCCTCCAGGACGCGCCCCGTGTCGACGCCCTGCTCCTTGAGCCTGCCCAGGCCGTTGATGACGACATCGAGGTCATTGATGACCGAGCGCGACGCTGTGGTCATACGCCCCTGCAGGTCCGTGAAATCCAGCCCCGTGCGGCGCACGGCCTCGCGCAGGGTCTGATCCATCATCTGTGCGACACGCTCGGTCTCGCGGCCCGCAGCAGCCATGGCCCCCTCCAGGCGATCCTGCATGGCCTTGATGACCTCGGGAGACGCGCCCTTGCTGATGGCCTCCTCGATCTGCACGCGCAGCTTGTCTGCCTCTTGACCGGCGCTGGCGAAGGCCTGGCGCGCCAGGATCTCGAACTTGGCGAGATCCTTGCCGTCCAGAGCCTGCGCCCAGGCCGCCTGCACCTCACTGGCCGAGAGCTTGCCGTCTGCAGCCAGCTTGTCGAGCACTGCCGTGGCCGATCGGATGCCCGCTGCATTGGACAGATCAAAGTCCTTGCCGATCTTGGCAATGGCGTCGGCAGCGCTGTCGCCGCTTTGCCGCAGCTGGTCAAACTTGGAGACCAGGCCCCGGGATTCCTTGCCCAGGTCAAACTGGCGGCTGCGCGCCTCCTCCATCAAGGCATTGTTTCTGCGCAGGCTTTCGGCGTGTACCTTGGCTGCCTCGTCGGCCACACGCATCTGGCGCTCTGCCTCCTCGATCGCCTTGCCGTAGCCCATCCACTTGGCGGCCTGCTCGCCCAAGGCTCGGCCCAAACCCAGGATCTCGGGCGTGAGCGCGGCGACCGCAATGCCCCAAGGCCCCATCAGGGCCGAAGCGCCACGCCAGACGATGCCGGCCTTGGCTGCCTGCGCTGCATTGGCCGCGACCGCAGCTGTATTGGCCGCCGTGGCAGCAGTGGCTACGCCCTGAGCGGTACCGGCAGCACGCGTGAACGCGCCGATATCGCCCCAAGCCTTGGCATTGGCTGCGCGCGCTGCCGTGTTGGCCGTGGTCGCAGCGGTGTTGCTGGCCTGGGCCACCGTGTTCTGGGCGCTGGCTGCCGTGTTGGCCTGCTGGGCGACCGTATTGCGGGCAGCTGCAGCAGTATTGACCTCCAGCTCCTTGGTGGCCGCCATGGTGCTGGTGGCCCAGCGCGCGAAGTCGGCCACCAGGCCGGAGATCTTGATGGCTGCCCAGGCCTTGCCTGCTGCGGTGAGAGTGCCGACCACCAGATCCAGATTCTGGGCCAGGGCGTTGATCACCTTGGCAGCGTTCTCCGTACTGAGCAGCCCCTTGTTGGACTCGCCTACATAGATCGTCCATTGGGTGGTGAGGTTCTGCAGCGCACGGCCCACCGTGGGGCGCAGGCTCTCAAACTCGCGCGCCACGACCTGGGACTGGTTCTCCAGGGCACGCATGACGGTTTCAGCCGTGAGGAAGCCTTCACCGGCCAGCTTGCGCAGTTCGCCCGTGGTGACGCCCAGGCCATTGGCTAGGGCCTGCGCCAGGCGCGGAGCCTGCTCCATGACGGAGTTGAACTCTTCGCCGCGCAGCACACCGGACTGCAGGCCCTGGATCAGCTGGATCAGCGCGGCCTGCGACGATGCCGCCGAAGCGCCCGACAACTGCGTGGCCTGGTTGATGGTGGTTGCCAGACCGAGGGCACGCTCTTGCGCCTGGGCGGCGGCCATACCGCCCTCTTCTGAGGCCTTCTTGAGACGGGCAAACAGGGTGCCCGTTTCCTCCAGGCCCGTGTTGGTCTTGAGTGCCACCGCCTGCACGCCGGCCAGGCCCTTCTCAAACTGCGCGCCGGCACCCGTAGCCAGGCGGACGCGATCTTCCAGATTGGTATAGGCGTCGGCGGTGTTCGCCAGGCCCTTGATCATTCCACCAAAGTAGCTGCCGGCGAGTGCCGCCGTGGCGATATTCTGGACGCGCTGCAGCTGGACGCTGATCGAGGTCATGCCCTCGCGCAGCGTGCGCTGGTTCTGCGCCTGGACCTGCGTGGCAGCGGTCGACGCATTGGCTGCCTGCTGATACGCGGGCACTAGGGCAACGATCTCGGCGCGAGCCTGGGCGACAGCCGCCTGCAGCGCCTTTTCCTGCTGGGCCACGCCGCTGGTGCTCATGCCCATGCCTTCGAGGGCTCCACGGGTCTGCTGCAGCGCCGTATTCTTGCGGCCCAGCTCGGCGGACAGCCTGGCCGATGCGCCGATGGCTGTTTCGTATTCCTTGCGCAGCGCGGCCTCTGCATTCACGCCCTGACGGGCCGCACTGGCAGCACTGTCCAGGGCGCTGCGCTGGGTTTTCAGCTCCTTGGTGGCGGCTGCGATGCCCTGCTTGAGCCCATCGACCGTGTTGCGGTATTCATCGGTGCGCTTGCCCGTGGCGTTGGTTTCGTCGCGCAGGCTGCGCAGCGCATTCTTCTTGGAGACCAGGGCTTGCTGGGCTGCAAGCACTGACTGGCTAGCCGTCGCTTCTGCCTGGCCCAGCGCCTTGGCCTTGGTCGAAGAGTCTTCCAGCTCGCGGCCCAGGCGATCCACGACCGTCACCGAGGAGTCGAGCTGACGCGTCAGGCTCTGCGTCTCGACCCGCAGCTCGCTGAATCCACGCAGCGCCCGTTGCTTGGAGCCCAGCGCATCGAGAGCGGCAGCAGCGTCAGTAGCCCCTTGCTTGAGGTCGCCTTCGAGCACATCCCCGACATTGCGCATGGCCTTTGCAAGATCATCGGCGTCAGTTGCCCCCTTGACTGCAGCCTCAATGTCATATTTGATCTTGGGGTCAGCCATCTAATGCCTCAGGAGTTGGAGAAATGAACGGTTTGCTCTGGTGTGTAGTCTTGGTGTGCGTCGGCTTGCCGCTGGCCCTGCTGGGCCTGCTGCTGGATTCCGAGCGCATGATGGCCCTGGGGGCCGGGGCCATCGCCACCGTGGTGGTGGGATGGCCCGTGCTGCTACTCATGGGCCTGGTACAGACGCCTGTACGCAAGCGCTGATCAGGCAGAAACGCCGGGGAAGCGGATCTCGTAGCCCTCGGTCATGCCCTTGGGCGTGACGATCTTGCCGGTCAAGGTAATGGCGCTGAAGTCACTGCCCAGGAAGTCGAAGCCGTTATTCGAGCCCAGCACGCACTCGTGAACATCGGCTTCCACGGCTTCACCATTGACCATGTTTTTGCCGTCAAATCGGGCCTGGCAGCGCACCTGGGTCACACGACCGCCGAGGATCTTCTTGCCGTCGACTGCGCCCCACTTGGCCTCGATCTTGACCTTGGCACCCTTGGCGACGCCATTCTCGACGGCCAGGAATCGGAACTCGCCGCGCTGGTAGTTCACCTCGAAGTGCGTGCCCAGCACCAGGGTCTCGGTGCCTGCCTCATTCTTCACGACCAGGTCAGCATCCCCATACAGATTGCGCTTGCCATAGGGCAGCCAGATCCCGAGTTCGGTCACCGTAAAGTCAGCGCCGCCCCCAGCGGTTTGCCCACCAGACTGCGTCAGTTGCTCCACGATGCCCTGGAACTGCATCGCCAGGGCCTTGGTGTCTCCCGCAGACAGCTCGATCGTGAGTTCCGTGGGCTTTGCCAGAATGACCGAGGCGCGCGCCTGGCCGTAGTCCAGATGCGAGCGGGACTCGGAGGTCTTTTCTTCAAAGTTGGGCTTGATCTCGAACTTGTCGGCATCGAGCGCTTCACCGAAGCCGTCGTATTTTTGAGTGACGGTGTTCCAGAGATTCAGGTTCACCAGGCCTGCGCCCAGAATGGCGCGTGCGGTAGAGGTTTGAGACATTTGCGTGTCCTTTCAACAAAAAGCCCGCCGGTGCATGCACGGGCGGGCAGATAGCCAACATAAAACCGAGATCAACTCGGGTCGCGGTAATCGATCGAAAACGCACCCAGCACCAGGGAGCCACCCACGTCGATGTTCTCCAGCCGGTACCGGACTTCGCCCTCCTGCAATCCCTTGCCGTCAAGGCGAATGCCTGCGTCCGTGATCAGCTTCATGCAGTCATTGCGCAAGATGCGCTTGACCAGGCGGTAATCGCCATGCGCTTGTACGCGGGCAGTCTCAGAGCGGGCAATCACGCCCACGCTGAAGTGATAGATGCGCTTTTGCACCTGGCCGGGATCGTCCACAGGCACGTCCCGCTGCTCTTCCAGGAACACAAGACGATCACCGTCCACCAAGGCACTCGCGCGCTCGGGGTTGTCCAGGACCGTGACGCCAGCCAGACCGGGATCGGCGCGCAGTGCCTCGATCAAGATCCGGCCCAGCTCAAACGGCACGCCGTTGGGGCACGTGTCTGCAGCTTTGCTCATGACCGAGTACTCCCAAGCAGCACCACCAGCTCAGCGCCATCGTTGACGCGCTCCGGCACGTCGAGCACGCGGAACCTGCTCCCTTCGGCCAGGCCGAGCTGGGGGACAGCCTCCAGCAGCTGCACGACATCGTCAGCACGCAGATCCACCAGGCCAGGGCACTGGAGGGTGCGCGATGTCGCCATCGCATGGCCCTCCAGTGCCTCCCTGTCGGTCATGCCCACAATGCCCTGGAACTGGAGATCTTCCACACCAGGACGAACGCGCTTGAGCTGCAGCGCGAAGTCCGGGCCGTAGAAGACCGCCTCCATGTCATGGTCGAGGTCGAGCATCAGGCCAACGGCAGCGTCTTGCCCTTGCCGCCCTTGCCATCGACTGCAGAGGCAGAATCAGCTAGCGCCTTTTCAGCGGTTGCAGCACGGGTCGAGGCTTCGGCCAGTGCCTTCTCCGCCGCATCGGCCCGAGCCTCGGCCTCTGCGCGCGCCTTGGCATCGGCTTCGGCGCGTGCCGCGGCTTCCTCACGGGCACGAACTTCTGCTTCGAGCTGGCTCCGCAGCTCAAGCAACGCGGTTTGAGCTGCTTCGGCGCGCGCTTCTGCCTGATCACGGGCGATGACCGCGATCTTGAGCTTGTCCTCGACCAGGGCACTCGCCTGCTGATCGCCGCTCGATGGCGACTGCAGCACCACCGCGTCGCCCAGATCCTCGGCATCCTTATCGGACAGCTCCAGGGTAGAACCGACAGGCAGGCGCTTGCCGCCGTGTCGCACCTGATGGCGGGTAATGTATTTGCGCATGATCAGGCTCCCTTACCAGCGTTCTTGAACAGGAAGCCCGCCGTTGCGCCCACCAGCACAGGCCGGCGCGCATCGTTGACGGGGTAGTACCAGGTCTTGGGGTTGCGCTCGTAGTAGGCCTCCTCCACATTGGGACGCCCCTGGAGCTGGTAGGTGTAGCCGTAGCTGGGAGATCCGCGCTGCTGCATCGTGGCCGGCGTAGTGAAGGCCAGAACAGCCTCGGCACCCCACATGTCTTGAAAGTCCACCCCATTGTGATAGGTGGCTTCGCCCTCGACGATGCGCTCGATCTCGAACAGACGCTGCAACTGCTCGATAGTGGCGGGAACGCGATCGGCAGTGATGCTGATGCGGTCCATGACCTTGGGGTGATTGCGCAAGGCGAGCAGCGCTGACGGAGACAGCACCAGTACGCCAGGCTTCTTGCCCGTGCTCTTGCGAATGGCTTCGCGGCCTTCGTTGACTTGTTCAAAGGGATTGCTGGCCGAGTTGGTCCAGTAGTCCGTGCTGGACAGTACGATTTTGTGCTCGGCGTCGTAGTTGTTGACGTCGAGCGCCAGATCAGCTGCCTGCTTCTCGCGCTCATTGGCCATGACGTCCTGCACCGTGTTGACGGCGTGGCTGCCCAGGTCGATGCCGGGAACAGTCTGCGCCTCCTCCTCGGTCTCGATCGGCACTTCGCCTTCCAGGCTGTGATCGACCAGCGAATAGTCGTTACCGGCATAGCCGAGGCGGATGCGCTTGGTGTTCGCGCCAGGCGCACGGGCCGAATTGACCAGCTTGAACGAGTCGGGCGGGAACACCAGAATCTTGCCGGAACGGCTGGTCACGTCGACGCGCGGGAACAGGATGTCAGCGATCTTGGCATTGGGCGAGCCATAGCCACGCGCGACGGCGGTCAGGATCGGATCGACGACTGCCGCTTCGCGGGGGGTCATTTGGGACATGAATTTCTCCTGAAAATCTGGGTTGCGATGGCTCAGGCCACCAGTTGAGCCGTAGGGGTGAGCAGGACTTCGATGCGATCACCGGCTGCAGAGGCAGTGCCCATTGCCTTGGCTACGCCAGCCTTGCCGGCTGTCAAGGGCACGGCGCGACCTTCGGCATCCACCATCAAAGGGGCGTCCAGCGCAATAGCTGCACCAGCGGTCACGACGGCGGTGCCCACCACATCGACCGGCACCAGGTCGCCCTTGGCTGCGGCATTGGTGCGAGTGACACCGAAAGCCGAAGCACCGGCTGCCGGATATACGCCCGCCTGGGTGATGAAGCGCTCCACGGCCAGAGGGCCGCCTGCAGCCACCGTGAGCGCAAGAATAGAAATGCTTGTTTGCATGTTGATGCTCCTTATTAATGCTTGAGCACTGACTAGGCGTAGCCCAGTTCCTTGAAGGCGGCGACCAGAGAGCCGCCGTTCGCCTTGACATAGGCCTGCGCCTCTGCCACCTGCTGGTCCTTGGTCTTCTCGCCATTGGCAGGAGCTGCGCTCGACTTCTGGGCGGGAGGAGCCTCCTCCTGGTGCGCAGCCACCGCAGCGGCGCGCGCTGTCTTTTCAGCGGTCAGCACGGCCAGGCCAGCCACCTCTGCAGTGGTCTTGCCGTCGAAGGCCAGACCCTGCAGCAGCTCGGTGTGGCCCGGCAGGCCATCACCCACGGCCAGAACGGCCTGGATGCGCTCACGCTCTTGCGTGGCACCCAAGGTCAGGAATTCAGCGCGGATCTGCGCAAACAGGGGCGCGTGGTCTTGCTCCAAGGACGCACGCGTGATGGGGGTTGCATTGGGGTCACCCATGGTTTTCACCTCACGTTTAGGGGTTGTGTCTTTGGGCGCAGCACCGGCGCTTGGGGACGGTTTGCCCAGCGCAAACACCGCTTTGCGGCGCTTGGCGAACTGGGAAGGATCTGCAGCCATTTGCGCGACCAGCTCGTCCAAGGTGGAAACACCGTCCACCAAGCCCGCATTCATCGCGTTCTGACCACGGAAAACACGGCCATCGGCCATGTGTTCGAGTACCTGCTCGCTGGTCGCACCGCGAAAGCGCGCCACGTCATCCACGAACAGGGTGTAGACATAGTCCACATCGGCCTGCACCTCGGCGCGGGCCTCCTTGGACAAAGGCTCTGCCGCATTCACCATGCGCTTGTATTTGCCAGCAGCGACAGACTCCTGGCGCTTGGTGGAGCCAGGTTCATAGCTGCGATCCATCACCACGCCGATCGAGCCGATGCTGACGACGTTGGAGCTGATGTAGACCGCATTGGCAGCGCTGGCCGCCCAGTACCCGGCGCTCAAAACCTGCTCGTCGGAGAAGACCACCAGGGGTTTCTCGGCAGCAGCATCAAAAATGGTCTGGGCCAGCTCGGGCACGCCCAGCACGTTGCCGCCCGGTGTATTTAGCACCACGACCATGCCCTTGACGCGCTGATCGACCACGGCGCTTTCGATCTGGCGGGCCGCCACCTGGGTGCTGATGCCTCCCGAGACGCGGGCAAACAGATTGGCCTTGGGGGCCATCACACCGGACAGCTGCAGCACGGCCACGCCGTCGGGGTTAACCTCATATTCCTGCTGCTCATTGGCAAGCGGGCGGCCCAGGCGAGCCTCGACCGCAGCCAGGTCGATCTTGTCGCCGCGCAGATGGGTTTCGTAAATGGCCTGAATCTCGCTGAGCATGGCCGGCTCAAGCGCCCAGGCACCCTGGATCAAGTCACGCAGGTTCATGGTGTGGCCTGTGTAGTGGTGGTGCCGCTGCTGCGGCTGATAAAGTTGAAGGTGCGCTGCAGCTCTTTGACATCAGCGCGGATGTCCGAGAGGGTTTCCTTGAGCCGGCTGTCCTGGTCGCGCACATGCGTGGAGCTGGCGACGATCTGCGACTCGATCAGCGTGACGCGCTTGTCCAGCGTGCTGTAGGCCGAGAAGCCCGCGATCATGAAACCGACGAAGGTCAAAACGTGACCCAGGTTGATGGTGGGATCGAAGGCAACGCGGCGGCGCTGCATGATGTCGCTCATGTCTGAGGCTCCTCGGGTGGTTTTTTCTGCTGTGGTGCCGGTGCGCCGGCCTTCGGCACGGGCAGGATTCCATCGGCGCGCATGCGGTCCTCTTCGGACTTTTTCTGCGAATAGGTGTCTTCCCAGCTTGACCCCCACAGTTCCCACTCCGCGCGCTCGCGAGTCATGAGTCGGGCCTCGATCGCCGCAACATAGGCCGCGACCTCATCCTTAGGATTGATGGAGCCCATCGAATCGCCAGGCCAGGCGGCGCGGGTGTATGCCCAACGGATCAGGGGGTCGGCAAAGAATCCAGGGGCCTCGATCCGCCCAATGCCGACCGCCTCGGCCATCCAGGTCTCGAAAACGGGCTGGCAGAATGACTGCGAGAGCCAGTAGCGCACGCTGCGGAAGTAGACCCAGGCATCGAGCAGAGCAGCCTTGCTGGCCGAGTAGCTGGCATTGAACTGCTTGACCAGCAGCTCGTAAGGCAGACTCAGCGCCATGCCCATCTGCTTGATGACTGCCAGGATGAAGGGCTCGAAATTGGGATTGGGTCTGCCAGGGTTGACCATGTTGGCCTTTTCGCCAGGGGCCAGGCCGACCACAGAGCCCATACTCAGATCGATCTCGCCAGACGCCTCCTCCTGAGCAGTCTCACCTTGGAATACCCCTGATGGCGTGCCGTTCGGGGTCTCGATGAACACAGTCAGGTAAGCCGTGACGACAGCAGCCATGATCTCGGCCTCTGTGTAGCGCGCGATCTGCTTGATGCAATCAATGATGGGGGCCAGATAGGGCGTGCCGCGTACAGAGCCTGGGCGCAGCTTGCGGAAGTGATGCAGCACGCGGCGGCGGCGAGAGCGTGCACCCAGGCGCTCCACCCACTGCCCTTTGTACGCACCGCCCTTGATGCCCGCCAGGGAGCCAGGGTGCTGGTCGTAGATGTAATAGGACTCAGGTGCGCCGCTTGGATTCAGCCTGATGCCACCGGCCATGGTGGGGGTGTCCATAGCGCCTAGGGGGTTGCCAACTCGGTCAGCCTCAAGAACCTGGATACGCAGCGCATAGGGCTGGGTGGCGGTGCGCTCCCCATCTGGCAGGTTGCTGAAGCAGTCGCCCGACTCCAGCGTGCTGCGCAGCACAAGCGCCTGCAGCTGGTAGAAATTGAGGGAGCCTTCGAGGTCGCAGTCAGTGCTATCAGCCCAAAGGCTGAATTCCTGGTGCACCTTGGCACGCCATGCCAGAGCGCGCTCCGGCGACCAACCCAGCACGGCCAGCGCAGGCTGGGAAACCAGAGCCAGGCCGGTTCCGACAACGCGATCGATATTCGTGTTGATGGCACCCACGGCTATGGGCGATGTGCGAGCCAGCTCGCGGGATGCGCCACGCTGCAGCGGCAGCTTGCTCATCGTGTCAGCACGGGCGTCGCGCGGGGACGGGCTCCACCAGCGGCTGGAGCGAGACATGGTCTCGTTGCTGTCGCCTGCCCCCATGGCCTTGAGGCCTTCGCCTGCAGCCAGGTTGACCTGCTCAGATAGCGCGATCTGGACTCTGCTCTTAGCGCGTTGCGCTGCCCAGCCTGGTGCAACGCTCGCAATGGCCCGGTCAAGTAGATTGAGCTGCATATCAGCAGGGGCGCAAACGAACGATGCGACGACCGCGTGGTGAACTAGCCGCCTGCAGCTGCCCGATCTTTTGCTGGCACTCGCTGATGCCCTTCTGCACCTGCACCAGCTCGGCCCGGCGATTACGGCGAGCTGCCGAACCTTGGCCGATCTGGTACTCCTGCGAGTCCAGAATGCGCTTTTCGGCATTCAGATAGCTGGTCAGACGATCTTTCCAGCTTTGGAGTTCTTCGGCGCTCATTACCAGCGTCCTTTCGATTTCATGGATGCAACGGCCTTGGCAAATTCAGCCGGGAATTGCTTGCGCGCCACCCCCTGCACCACACCCGAGAAGTCCAGACGGGGGCGGTAGGTGGGCACTGCGTTGGTGAACACGTAAAGGGGGCGCAGCCGCTTGCCTTCGCGCCGCCAGATGCCGTCAGGGCGATTGCCGCCCTGAGGCTTGCCGACAAACAGCTGATTGGCGAGTTGGCGCCCCTTGGCGAGACGCTGGCCGCTACGGCTGCGCGTGGCACTGACCGCTTTAAGGTTCTTCAGCGCCTTGAGGATGGTGCGAATGTCTGCGCCCTTGACGTTGCCATTGGCATCCAGCGATGTCGCTGCGCCTGGCACTACAAACTTCCCCGCAGTCAGCAAGCCCGCGTAGCGCAGAGCGTTCTCCATGCGCTTGGAGCCACGTTGACCGCCCTCGACCTCAGGCTGCAGATAGCTTTCCTGCGCGTTGCCGCTGGTCATGGCTTTGGTCTTGACCAGGACGCGGGCACTGAGCTTGTTCTTGGTGGCAGGCTCAATGCGCAGCGCGTTCAGGGTGTAGCTGGTGGGGTTGTCGAAGGCCTTGCGCATGGCCTGGGGCAGATCTTCCACCTGGGCCTGCTTGGCGCAACGCGTCAGCGCAGTGGCCGTCGCATAAGGAATTAGGCGCGCGGGCACCCCTCGCACCTGGTTTGCCATGTCTGCGAGAGACTGGCCTGTGCGTGAGATGTTGAGCATCTGGATCGTCCAAGAAAAAGCCCCCGACTCCTTTCGGAGTGCGGGGGCTCTGCCTGTTTTGCAGGCGGCTGCGGCGGTTGTTTCGTCTCAGGCGGAATTTTTAGACCTACCTGAATTAGCCCGAATTTTGGGGCAAAGTGTCTTATCAAGTCGAGGACTAAAGTGTCTTATCTGGAGCTGACAATTTAGCGCTTGACATCTCTGCAGCCTTTTGCAAATTGACGGCCAGGACGTTTTTTGCAGCTGCATGGACGCGCTTGCGAAAGTCCCCCAGCACCAGGTAGAAGTGGCTGCGGCTGATGTTGAGTGCCGCCGCTGCAGTCTTGACCGGCGCGACGCGATGCACGTAATACAGGTCGAATACACGCTTGTCCAGGGCGTCGGGCTGACTGGAATACGCGATGTGAAACGCTGCCAGCTCCGCACTGCAGAACGCGTCCGGGCCGTCAGATTTGAGCGCCCTGGTCCGAGATCCGCTGAGCTGGCCGAGGATGGAGCCCATATTCGACGGCGGCGCGTAAAACCGGCGTGTGGACTTCCAGGCGACCCAGCGCTCGCACAGGTTGTCGAGATCCTGCTGCTCTTGGCTCGCTTCTGGATCTGGGTCATGGTTCTGCGGTGCGGTGGCTGCCAGGCGCAGAGCATCAGGGTCATGAAGGTTGTTATCGGTCACTAGCGTATCCCTCTCGAAAGTATGCGACGCCCCACTGGAGGCCTATTGATGGCGGCTGCCACTGGTGCCGGGGCCAGTGGCGCAGGGGCTGGAGCAACCGGGGCAGGAGCTGCAGGCTCTTGTGCCGGGGGTTGCGGCGGCGGGGGTACAGACGCCTGTACGGTCTGCGCCGTAGGTTCAGGCTCTGTCGCGGGTATAGGTTCGGGCTCTACAGGCACGGCTGGCGCAATGTCGGCCATGGGAGCGGGATCTGGTGCAGGGGCCAGCACAGGGACGGAAACGGGCGCAGGCTGAGGAGCAACAGCAAACAGATCAAGATTGGCCGGGATCAGCCTGTCACGCAGGCGCTTCCAGTCCAGCGCAGACCACTTGTGCAGGCCGAGCTGGTGCGCCAAAGCCAAGTTGTAGACGGACACGTCCCAGGCCTCATTACGCGCGCCGTTCGGCTTGACCCACTCGCGCACCGGGCGGCCCTTTCGCCATTTCGTATGGGGCTGCTCCACGACCATCATGTCGAACCACTCAGGCGGCAAATCTTCGTGGAAGTGCATTGCACCGCCGCCCTCAGTGAGCAGCATGCGATTGCTGAGCCAGTCCTTGGCGACGTCAGTGCCGACCGTCCACAGTTCCACGCCTCCCTTGACTTTCTCACCGCCCCAATCAATGTCCACCTTGCTAGGCGCGCTGCCCATGATGGGGCGATTGGGACGACTGGAGCCGTGAAGCACCACGCAGTTGAGCGCCCTGCGCGCCTGGCCGTAGTTGTAGACGTCCTGGGTGTTGGCACCGCCCGAGTCAATGCCGTAGGCACTCAACATGATGGGCCTGCCGCTGGCATGAAGCAGCGGAGTGCGGCGGATCGTGTCCAGCCGTTGCCAGACGCTGCCTGGGACATCAGCGCTTTCCGTGGGCGAGCCATTGAGCACGATGTAATCGATCACCCAGTGCTCCAAACCAGGCCCCCAGGCCTCGATTTGAACTTCCAGGCGATTGGGCTGCGTATCCACCGCCATGGTCGCCACCAGTGCAGCATCGGGCAGCACGCGCAGGGGGTAGTCTTCGGCGCGACGGCGCAACTGCTCGGCTGTGGTGGTCGATTCGCTATTCTTGTAGCTGAGGCCTAGACGCGTGTTGTAGAACACCTGCATGGCTTCGTGATCACCACGCTTCACCCGGTCGCGCGCCCGGGCCAGCTGACGGGCCAGAGCCAGCCAGGTAATGGCACCAATCGGCATGTAGAAGGCCGACAGTGTGAAGCTGACAGTTTCTCCATCGCCCTTGGCAGTCGCCACCCAGCGCGCCTGGCCTCCTGCAGCTTCATCCGGAAGCATGGTGACCTTGTGGCGTTCATCTATATCCGCACCACATTCTGGGCAAACAAACCAGGCTCGATCCATGAAGCCGGTTTCTTCATCCCGCGCATATTTGAAGTTCTCCAGCTCCAGGGAGTGCAGATGCCCGCAGTCATCATGCGGGCACGGAACAAAGTACTTTTCCTTGGTGCCCATTTCATAGAGGGTGTCGATCTTGGAAAAGCCTTCAATGCCGGGGCTGGAGGTGTACAGGAACTTGCAATCGTTGGCGTATTGCGTGGCGCGGGCCTCGGCCAGCTCGACCGGATCGCCCTCCCCGTCGACATCGAGATCCAGACGGTCGATTTCGTCTATGTAGATGTAGGGCGCGGAGACTTCTGCCAAGTTGGCCGCAGAGCCTGCGGTATTCATGTACAGCGTCGCATCACCCAGAAAGTCCTTGGCCTGGGTGGTGTTGCGAGAATCGCGGCTCTTGGCTGCTGCAACACGTTCGCGCAGCTCCGGCACGCTGCGGATCATCGTGGAAACGCGCGCTGAAAAGCGCTTGACCAGGGTGTCTGTCGGCTCAAGCGCGAGGATATTGCGCGGCCTACGGTGCATCAGCGAGCCAATCCAATTCAAGGCCGTCTGAGTCTTGAACATCTGCGAGGCGACCTTAGCCACCACGCGCTTTGCAGGATGGGAGGGCGACAGCACCTGGTGCACACGCCTGGCGGGATAGCTGCGATCAAACCGGAATGGACCAGGCTGCGGGCCGCTCTTCGGCAAGACCATGTACTGCTCTGCCCACTCATCGCAACGCAGCTCAGGGTCAGGCCTTGAAGCCTCGATTGCGGCCTCCAGCATGAGCGTGTAACCGTCCGCAAGATTCATTTTGCCTCCGGGGTGATGGGCAGCAATGCCTGCAGCCGCTTTTCTGCGATCTCGAAGGCCTTGCGCAGCTCTTCGCGGAATACGTGCTCGATCTCACGGGTGTCAGCCAGGCCGATGACGCGCGGAGCGGCGCGCTGGGGCGCATTCATGACGTCATCACGCAAAGCACGAAAGGCGTCGAAGGTGCCGCGACGGGCGGCGCTTTTGTCCACCAGCAGGCCGGCATCCTTGGCGTTTTCACGCTCCTCGCGCTCCACCGCCGCCATTTCACGGCGCACGCGCAGGGCCTGGTAGTCATCCTTGGCGGTAGAAGCCGAATCCGGGGCCTGTGGCGCGTTATTTGCGGCCTGGGGTGCATCGCCCATGCCTTCCACCTGTTCGCTCGCTGGGCGGCCCGCATCGGCCCGAGCGCGGGTGTTCTGAGCCCATTGGATATCGGCCACTGCCGGGTCGATCTTTCCATCGATCAGGGTGATGCGGCCTTCTTTCACTGCCTTCGCTACTGCGGACTTGGCGACGCCACGGCGGCGGGCGTATTCCGCCTGCGAGATGAGATTGATTCGACCGTTCACTTTGCCTCCCTGCGTTCACCACTTCGTTCACTTTTCCCCAGACCGTCGACTAGCGTCCGCGCGGGGGCCGAATTACCCTCATGAATCCATGCGGCAGGAGTACCTACAAGGGGGGTAGACAACGCCGCTACCACGGAGCCGGCTGTCATGGCCGTCGCGATCTGGGTCAGTTCCATCTCTCTTTCCTTTTCTTTTTTAATAAATAAACAAAGTGGTTACAGCGTTACGGGCGCGCGTAACCACACAACCCGCACCACGCCTAGCTTGTTACGACGTTACGACGTTACGCATGTATCGCTCCCGCACACGCACCCATGTGTGTGCGCATCTGCGCACGCCTGCACATACCTACGCGCAGTGGTCGTAACGGCGTAACCTCGTAACAAACCGCGCCAGTGCTGGGTTTGCGTGTTACGGCCTGCTGTAACGCTGTAACCATTCATCGAGTCCATGCCTTATTCATTCCCCTCTGCTGCAGCAGAATCAGGGGCCGGGGAGCCAGCTCCATAGCCCAGGTACTTGCGCAGCTCGCCCTCGAACGACTCCACGGCCTTGGTGGCCCACGCGCCCTCGGTCATCTTGCTTTGGCCCTCACCTAAGACAGGCTCAGCCACCAACAGCATGCGATGGGACTTTCTTGCCGCCCCCGGCTGCGCCACGTTCATGACCTTGATCCGCGCTGGTGAGTTCATCGTGTCTGAGAAACGCGTGAGAGTGCTTGAGAACTTCGTTTCGTTATCTGGAAACCGCTCCCCTGTGCGTTGGCACCATTTGATGTAAGCCCGATAGGCCTGAGAGCGCGAGCATGAGCGATACGGCAGATCCAGCTCGCCATCAGACCATTCAGCCCAGAATCGCTCAGGACTCTTGCGATTGAGGCCGATCAGGTTGCCCTTGGCCTCGGTCATGGGCGGCTTGGTGTAAGGGCTGAATCCATCCAAGGGATATGTCAGCAGGTACTCATAGAAGGCCTCAACCCCGCCGTTGTCACGCCACTCGCCCAGGTCGATGTAGTACTGATCCTCTTTGGCCTTGGGCGTGTACACGACCAGGTAGCGCCGGTCCGTGTTGTCGAGGGCCAAAGGCTGCGTTTCATTCGAGAGAAACACGATATTCATGTGGTTCTTCTCTTCGCGCCGGATCTGGTGCTTGGAGTTGATCTGCACCGTGGGCGAGGTGATCAAGGCCTTGAGCCGGTTCTTGTTGTGCACCAGCTCGGACCGGCTCATGATTTCGTCGCCCACCACAAACTGCTTGCAGCTGCGCCAGTCATTGAACTTGTCCTCAAGCTCATCCTGACCAACGATGCTGGCGTATTTGCCGTAGATCTGCACCACGGTCTCAAACAGAAAGTTCTTTCCCGCACCTTCATCGCCATGCATCACCACGGACGATCGCATCTTGGCCCCAGGGTGCTGCAGTGGGTATGCCAGCCAGCGGATAAGCCACTCCATCACCAGGCCGGTCTCGGTCTCATCAGACGTGGCCCGACTTACCAAGAACTTGATCAAGTCGAGCATGGGCTGGACGTTGCCCTTCTTCGGCACCATCGCCATGCCCTCATACATGTTGATGACGCGATCGGTGTCGCACTTCATCGTCGGATCGAACACCAGCTCGTCGGCGCGTATCGTGCGGCGCTTCTCGCTGGCCTTCCACATCGCCACCAACTGGCTGCCGTGGGCGTGCCCCATGTTGCTGATCTTCATGATCATGCGCTCGGAGTCATCCCAGACCGTGTCTGTGCCATAGAGCAGAGCGAAGTTTTCAACCAGATGGTTGAACTTGCCCCAGTCGATGGTTTTCTCCTTCTTACGGCCCTGTACGGGCTTCTCAGCGGTATCGCCGGCACCCTCCTCGCTCCCCCCATCCCCTTTGGTGCGCGCAGTAGCGCGCTTCTTCGGGGGGGCGGGGGGCGGGGGTGCGCCGGCCTCTGCCGGCACTCGCACCCCTGCTTGAAAGTCAACGCGCACAACTGAGCCTGCTGCAGATTCGCCCGCAGCAGGAGACCCATCCAGCGACGCATTCGCGTCGGGGGCAGGCAACGCCTGCGACTCTTCGGTCGCAGGCGGCGGTGGCGCAAGCGCTCCGCCATCATTCAACTCTGTATCGTTATCGGCCATGGTGCTTGGTTATTTCCTGAATCACGCCCATCAGCTGGTCGCTCACCGCGCCCAGCCCCTCCAGGACATGCAGGTCGTTAAAGTCCGTGTCCTTGGGACCACGGTTCGTGGGAAAAATGGGCCAGACGAAGTCGCAGCGCTCCGTCTTGCGGGCCACGGCCTTTGCAGCCGTGCGACCGGGGTTATTCAGCTGGCCGGTGCGCTTGTCGCGCGTGAGGTAGTCGTCATCGGCCAGGATCAGCATGCGCACATCGGGATACAGCTCGCGCAGCAGCGGCACCACATGGGCCAGGTTGCCGGCGTCCATAGCCACGAAAACGGGCCAGGCGTAGGCTGTGGCGCGGCGGGCCGTGCCGCCCGTGGCATAGCCCTCCACCACTAGCATGAGCGCCGTGTCGGCCTCGATCTCACCCAGGCGAATGCAGCAGCCTGGCTTGTCAAACTGGCGCAGGTAAATCTTGGAGCCGTCGGGCTTGATGAACTGCACGCCGCGCATCGCCTCGGCGCGCGGCATGTCATAGCGCATCAGCGGCAGCACCAGCGTGCCGGCAGGCAGCGTCCAGACCGTGTCATCCTCGCCCCTGCGCTTGGCGGGCCAGCGCAGCGTCAGGCTCTGATCGAGCATGCGGCAGGTCTCTCCGATGACCTGCTTGCGCTCCAGGTAGGGCGTGGTCTGCGTGGGTACGGCCTTGCGCCAGATCGTCAGGGCGTCTGCACTGGCGTTCGCAATCTCCTTGGCGCGCTCGATGGCGGCTGCAGCCTTCTTGGCTTCGCGTTCCGCCTTCATGCGGGCGCGCTCCTCCTCGCCCAGCTCGGCCCAATCCACAATCACGTTGCGCCAATCACCGCCAGCGCGGTATGTGCCAAACGTACCCGTAACCCACTTCTTGGTGGAATCCTTGGGCTGGAACAGATATAGCTTGTACCAGTCCTTGCCACCCTTGCCGCATGTCACGCGCTTGCCGCAGTCGATCTTGTAGGGCAGTTGGGCGAGATCCTTATCGCGCAGCTCGATGCCGAACAGCTCCATCTGACTAAGCACGTCCTGGTAGTTCTCCATCAGACCACCCCACCCTGCTGGCCGGCCTGCTGCAAGCGCTGGGCCTGCTCCATCAGATCCTGCAGCTTGGGCACCAACAGGCTGATCTGCGCCGTCAGCACCGCCGCCTCGGACACCGGCGCGATCGGCACGGGTGCCTGGTAGCCGGCCTGGCGCATCCACCAGGTTGCAAAGCCATGAAAGCCAGCCTCACGCGACATACGCATCAGCATCAACACCTGCGAGGGCGTCAGGCGCTCAGCGCGGGCCGGGTTCAGGGCATCCATCAGGTAGCGCGCAGCAGCGTCGACAGACTTGTCGGGGAACATCTGTGGCCCCACCTTTTTAGGCCCACCCGCATGGCGCACCGCCTCCCGCGCTGCGTCTAGTTCGTCTTCGTAATCCAGGCCGATTTCCATCGTTTAGCCCTCCTGTAAGTGAGCGCTGACAGGTTCCGACGGGTTCCGATTTTGTCGGAACACCCACGAAATGCCCGCAAACGCAAGCTGCAAGCCGAACACGACGCAAAAAGGCATAGCAAAACCTGCGTTTGCGTCACGAAAAATGGGGCTCAAAATCCGGGCTCTATAGGCAAAGGGTTCCGACGCGTTCCGATTTTTTCGGAACGTGTCGGAATGACTTTCCGTTGCAGCGGGGCAAAACTTCGCCCCATGCACACCAACCCGAGTGATCCACGCAAAAAAACCGCCACCAGGCACTGCTGCCTGGTGACGGACAATGCCCTCGGGGGCACTACGCCCCGAGGTACCCACGAAATCAAAACCGGAGCAACCCTTGAGCAACGAAACCCAAATGCCCTTGAACGCCGAATCAATGAACGCCATCGTCAACGCCCTCGGTGCCCTGGTGTTCGCAACCGTGCGACAACTGCCCGAAGAAAAGCAAGCAGCCTTTGCCAGCGACCTGGCGCGCCTGGCGAAGCTGGAAGAGAAGCGCGGCGACCTGGCGACCGAGACACTGCTGCTCGATCTGCACAGGGCGGCAACGGCTGCTGCAAGCTAGCTGCAGGCACAGCCACAACAAAACGCCTGGACAGGCTCCAGGCGGCGAATCGAGCTTCCAGATCGTCAAGCATTGACGGCCTCCATGTGCTGCAAAGCTTGTGCGGCACGCAACTCCGGCCAGATCTCCATCCAGTCTTCGGGTCTCAACTCGGTGCGCTTCACCGCACCCGCAGAGTTCATTTCAACCAGCGCGCACACCTTTTCCCGAAGCAGCCCACCCGTCGAACAGGCTTTGCGCATGTATCCGACAGTGGTGCCGCATCGCAGTGCGAAATCGACCTGTTCCTGCCTGGACAAGCCGTTGAGGTAGATGAGGAGCTTTTTCATAAGCCCGCATATTACCATTTGGTATTTCAAAACCAATACTTTTTGGTGTTTTACTTAACGGTAATCGCTCTAGAGAATCGAGGGCGATATGAGTGACACCGAAGACCCAGTCGTTGCAAACCGACGCAGTAGGCTCAAACTCTGGATCGACACGCGCTGTGACGGCTCCCAGAAGCAATTCATCGCCTCTACAAACGATGGGGAAAAGCAGATCAACCAGGGCGAGCTTTCTGGGCTGCTACGCAGCAAATCTTTCGGAGAAAAGCGCGCAAGGTCTCTAGAAAAGCAGGCACACATGCCTGCAGGCTTTCTAGATGCTCGCTCTGACGCGTCCGAACAATCGGCACTCATCGCTGCAGAACCAACACCCGTTTACGGCCCCTCCTGGCCGTTCCGCAGGGTCTCGCATGAACGGCTCACGGCTTTACGCCAGCACTTGGGCCCGCAGAGATTCGCAGATGCCATTGATGACATGGACGAGCTGCTGGAGTCGACGCTTATCAAATGGGAACGCAGAGCGGAGACAGACGCCGTTAAAAGCGCTGCCGCGTAGAACGGCGCGTATTTACCAGTTTCCAGCCAAGCGCATCGAACGCCCAAGCCTGGATCAATGACAAGAGAGGGAGAGGATGAAACACCACAGCCACGCCCAAAATGGGCTAAGCCTTATAGCTGTCATCCTAGTGGTCGCAGTTCTCGGCATGGGTGCAGCAATTTTCTTGAACGAGCGTGGCAAAAGCGCTGAGCGCGAAGCTCGCCAGAAAGAGATTGCTGTCCAGCGCGCTGAAGAAGCTGCGCAGAACCAGCGAGCAGAAGCTGAGCGGGCGGCGCTGCAAAAACAGGCTGCGCAGGCGGCCAAACCTGCAGATCCGCTCGCCACTTCCCTCAAAGCTGCAGATGATCTCTATCTCCGCTGGCAAGACGCCCGCGAGGTCGCCACCAGCAGCAGCCGGATGGCTCTTTCCGGCCCTCTAGCCACGCTGCAGGCAGTCCGCCGTGACGCGAAAGAGCTGAATGTGCCGCCCTGTCTCGATCGCGGCAAGGAAGAGCTGCTCGCCGGCATGGACCTCACAATCGAGGGCGTGCTTGTGTTCATGCAGAATCCGGCCAAGATGGGCGACCTCTTGGCACAGGAAAAGTTTTTAGACGCTGGAAAGCGCTTCCAGAACTATCGGGCCGATCGCTCAATGTGTCCCTCGCCCAACGAACCTAGGGCTTAGACAGTCGAAATTCATCAAATTACCATTTGGTATTGCAAAGCTAATTACCATTAAGTAATATCACCTCCGAACCCATCCCGGGTTGCGGAGGTTTTATGTTTTTACATCCATTGATAGCGCTGCTGGAGGCGCTACAACAGGCCGAGCGGTTCGCCGCGGGCTTTGAAGACGATGCAACCCAGCAGCCCGCAGTCAACGATCTGCTGGTCAAGTTGCGTACCCAGATCCAGGTCACGCTGATTGCGATCGACACCCTGCGCGTGCAGATGGCCTGCCGCGTCGCCAACACCAGCTTCAACGAATGGGCCACTAAAAAGCTCTTCCAGGTCGCGCCAGGCCAGCCCGACGCCGACGCTGCAAACACCCCTCAAGAGCCGGGGGTGCAGCCATGAGCAGCACCGAGCACAACTCCAGCAACCTGCCTTTGCAGCTATCAGTGCTGCCTCAGGATCTGCTTCGCACTTTGCAACGTGCAGCCAATAGCCTCGATCTGGACATCGATGGACTCACCGTTGCTGAGGTCGTAGAGCGTTACTCCGCTTTGGGATGCCAAATTACCCTCGACTTCGCAGCCCGCATCCTGAATGAATCCCCCTCTGCGGGCGCGCGCCACAGAGATGTCTCCGTTCGCCAAGAGAATAAAGGCGACCTGTCGGTCAGCGGTAATGAAGACGATGGTGCCTTTGATCATTTGCACAGTGTAAGCAGCAATCTCACGCTGCGCTTCTACGAATGGCAGTGCGGCCACCACGGCACACGCCCGCAGGACATCCCTGTATCCAGCCCCGAGCAGGCGACCGCCATCTTGGTGGCGATGAGCCACTGCATCAACCAGCCAGGCCATTTCTGCGCCTGGCTGATGGATGAAAAGTACGCCGTCGACGCCTATGTCACCGACGACTATGTGTCGACGACGACCGGGCACAGCAAGAGCTTCCCCGTCTGGTCTGAGCTGAATTTCAACGACGAGCGCCCCCTGCTGATCTACGGCACTGCAGATCAGATTGCTGAATTGCGCCACCCAGACAACGCCGAGGCCGTGGACTGCATTTGGTTCTACGAATCGCTGCCCTCTTGGGACGGGAAGACGTTCCTGGACCATGACGTCGCCACCACCACGCTCACCCTCGCAGAGCTGGAAAACATCACCCGACCACACGAGTGGTATGAGCCTGGCAGCGCAAGCCTGTTTGCCCTGCCTCCCATCTTCAAGACCGCCGAATCCGCCCTTGAAGAAGTACGCCAAGAGCGCGCCAGCATCGCCGCCTGCAGCGACGTACAGACGCCTGTACCTGCGACCGATCCCACCCTCCCCACCACAGCCGATTAAGCGAGGCTTGCATGACTACAACCACTCACACCCCTCATGAAAGCGCCGTCATGGGGCTGATCCGTCAGTTAGCCAACAACGATGAAGCCAAGGTGCAGCAGCTACTGGCATGGATGGCTGCCCCACTCCAAAAACCCGGCCACAAATTGCAGCAAGGCCTGCTGCTTGCAGAGCGCCAGTTAGGCGGCAACTGGCTGCTGGCGGCAATTCTTTCGGAGATCTACAGCGACAGCGGCCTGTGGATGTATGCAGAGAACATGAGCGCCAAATTCACATTTTTGCGCCCCGAAACCCGCTTGCTTTGCGTCAGTCACGCCGGGTTCGACCTGTTTCGCGGCAGCCGATCCAATCCGCCCACAGCTGAAAAGCTCAAAACCCTGATCACCAGCCAATCGGTTCAACTGAACCCCAGGCACCAAGAGCCCCAAACCATCCCAAACCACCTGAATGTCGTGTTTCTCACAGGTGCCGCAAACCCCTTTAACGAGTCCGACCGCCGCTGGTTCGTCATCGAGCCCAAGCACGACCTGCAGCTCAGCCAGCAAGACGATTACCTGCTGAGCTACTCCAACCGCCTGGAGCGCACCCTGGCTCTGAAAAACCTGCTCATGCGCCACAGCATCAACAGCAACGCTCTGGAGGCCGTATGACCCAGCGCTACCAGGTCAAGGTCGGCAAGCTGCGCTATGTTGGTGAGTACACCTCCGCCAGCGTTGCCATCCTCATTGCGCAGTGCATCTTTGGCGTGCACTCCGCATCTGCCCTGCGGGTGCAGCCATGAGCAGCCGCCCTACACACTTCATCACGCGCCACGACACCGCGCATACGCGGGAAATGCGCCGGCAGCGCCGCGTGTTGGCAGGCATGGCTGTTGCGCTGGCGGTGGTCATGGCGCTGACCGTGTCGGCCCCGTTCTGGGCCTCGCTCTACCTGTGCGTTCGCTGGGGGTGCCAGTAATGGAGCAAGCCACCGCCAACACCATGCAGCTGCGCATCAAGGGCACCGTGACGGACTGCGTCTGCCGCACAACGACCAGCGGCCACGCTCAGCTCGAGATCAAGCTGGCAGCACCAGGCCAGCAGCTGGTGCGCGCCATCCACACCTACCCCAACAAGAGCCAGGCCAGCCTTCACGCGGCCAGCAGCCTGGCGCGCCAGCTCAAGGGCAAGCAGGCCGAGCTGTACGCCACAGAACCCCGCTTTGCACGCCAGCGCCTGGACTGCATTGCCCAACACATCGCCTTTGAACCCTCTACGCCCTCGCGCAAGGACATCGACTCATGACCCGCTTTGACCTCGACCCCATCGACCTGCAAGCCCAATTCGGCGCGAGCCAGCGCAGCCGCCACTCGCTGGCTCACCCCGTGCCTACGGCCAAGGCCTTGAACATGCGCCGCCAGGACGAGCGCCTGCAGGTCGCCACCTCCCGAATCAGCAACGGCACCACCCGAGAGCCTTATCGCGGCGGCGAGCTGATGGCAAGCCCCCGTGCCGGCGCAATGGACGCCCAAAAGCTCCCCAGCGTACTGATGGGCGAACGCACCTACCCCAAGGCCACACAGCCATGACCACCGCCTGCAAGAACTGCAGCCAATGGCAACCGGACAGCAGCGCTGCACGCATGGTGCAGCACGGCTTTGCCAACTGCAGCCGCCAGCGCCTGGCCTGGCGCTATGTCAGCGCCGACAGCAGCTGCAGCCGCTTTGATGCCCTGCCCGCCGACCAGGTCGAGGCCCGCCGCAAAGCCGCAACGGAAGCCGTGCGCGCACTCAAGGAGAAAAAGTAATGGCTACCAAAGACCCCCTGCTCGACCGCCTGGTCACCATCAACGACGACGCCACCACCAGCAAGGGCAGGCCACATCCCCAGGCCGGCCTGCAAGCCAAGGTGATCGGCAAGACCCCCAACGGTCGCCAGTACCAGCTCGACTGCGAAGGCACGCTGATCAATCTGCCTATGGCCGATTTCAGCCTGGTCAAAGCCGACAGCGCTGAGCCGCTGGCTGAGTCCGATGCCACGTCCGAGCAGCCATGCGCCGAGCTGCACAAGTTCGTCCCCAGCCGCACCAACCGAACAGTCGCGGAAGACGACGAGCTGCACGCGCTGGCCGCGACCATCAAGGCCTACGGGATACTGCAGCCCATCATCGTGCGCAAGCTGCCGGCAGAGCGCCTGCAGGACACCTTCGAGAATCCTGCAACCCGCAAGGCAGCTTTCGAGATCATCGCCGGCGAGCGCCGCTTTGTGGCCGCTCGCGTTGCCGGCCTGCGCTCGGTGCCATATCTGCTGGTAGAGGCCGACAATCAGTTGGCCCTGCAGATGCAGCTGATTGAAAATCTGCACCGCCAAAACCTCAACCCCATCGAGGAGGCCCGACAGCTGCAGATGCTGATCGAGGACTTCCAGCTCACCCGTGACGACGCCGCAGACGCAGTCCGCAAGAGCCGCACCCATGTCTATGAGACTCTGCGCCTGCTGTCGCTACCCCACACAGCGATGCAAGCCCTCAAGGATGGCCGGCTGCCGCGCAGCCACGCGCTGCTGGTGCTGCAGCGCCCCACGGTCGCCATGCAGGAGGAGTTTGCCGAGCGCGTCCTAACTGGTGGCCCCGACGGCGGCACCATGAGCTTTCGCAGCGCCCAGGATCTGGCTCGCCGCAACTACATGACAGAGCTGGACAAGGCTCCGTTTGACCTGGCGGATGCCCTGCTCTGCCCCAAGGCCGGCGCATGCACCAAATGCCCCAAGCGCACCGGCGCAACGCCAGACTTGTGGGACAAGCAAGTCCCCGACTCCTGCACAGACACTGCCTGCTTTGCAGACAAGAAAGAAGCCCAGCTCGCCCGCGTGAAAGCCGAGGCCGTCCAGGCTGGCCGCCAGATCATCAGCGGCAAGGCTGCGCGCGACATCATGCCGACCGAGACCGGCACCCTGCGCGGCTATATCGCCCTGGACAAGGCCAGCCAGGGCAGCAAGGCCGAAACGCGCCAGGTGCTCGGCCAGGACGTGCCCGCCAGCCGCGTCGTGCTGATCGAGACCCCCAGCGGCGGCTTTACCGAGGCCGTGCCCGTGCATGCCGCAAGCGCAGTAGTGCAGGCCCAGTCAGCTACCGCCAAACCAGAGAAGACAGCCAAGAAAGACAAGGCCCCGCCAGCAGTTGAACCATCACGGGCCGAGCTGGAGGCCGAGTACTCCCGCCGCTGGCGCGAGGAAGCGGTCGCCTCCACGATCGACGGCCTGTACTGCTGCAAACCCGACTCACTGAGTTACATCCCCAGCCACGCAGCGCTGCACATCCTCAAGAAACTGGCTGCAGGCGTTTCGCGGGAGTGCCTGTTGATGATCTTTCACATCCCCCCGAATTCCACCCGGGCCGATGACGAACTTCAAGAAGCTATCGAGAGCGCCGCAGAGCAAGATTTGCCAGAACTGATCAGCTACATGCTGCAGCTGGCCTGCACGGCAGACCTTAAGGAAGATCCTGCACGCCCGGGCGATGCCCCGATCATCGAGGAGCTGCGCGACCTGTCCAACTGCGACCTGGAGACCATCCAGACCGAGGTGCAGGATGAAATGAAGGCCGAAGCCGCAAAGCGTGCGGGCAAGCCGGCCAGCAAACCCACCGGCAGCAAGGGCACGACCAAGGTCAAACAGCAGGAGGCCAGCGCAGCCATTGCCAAGGCTATGCAGGCAGCGGATGCGGCGATCGCAGCGACTGAATTTGAACCAGGCCAGACCGTCCGCATCAAGGTCGACCTGCGCGGTCCTGAAAAGGCCTTGCTGCCCACGCGCCAGCGCCTGGCTGTCATCAAGCAAAAGATGGGCGACCGCGCCTTCATGGTGGAGCTGCCCGCAGATCCCAAGGCAACCCCGACCGACATGGTCGAGCGCTGGGTCATCAGCGCCGACTACACCGAGCTGCAGGCCGTAGAGCAAGCGGAGGCCCAGCATGCGTAAGGTCATCACCAGCTGCTTTATCCGCTCCTACTACGAGCAGGGCGTGCTGTACCACTGGGAAGTGCTGCTCAACCCCGAACAAATCCGCCCCGGTGTGATCGCTTGCGACGAAATCGCCATCTTTCACGAAGAGCACCAGGCGCGCGACTTCGTCCGCAACCTCAAAGCCGAATACCCCGATCTCGCAGAGCTGGCCATCGTGCCCAGCGACTGCCCTCAGGCGTCACCACACGGAGCCAATGAATGACAACCGCTCATGCACAGAGGCCTGAGGCGTCAAGGCCCAAAAAGAAACGCACTCATTGGACATCTGCGATGGACAAGGTGCTACGCGCTCTCTACCCCACAACAACAGCGCAACGGATTTCCGAGCAACTAGGTTGCCACCTGACTACGGTCAAAAAACGGATCAAACGGCTGAAGTTGCGCAAACGCCATCCAACCACCCCAAGAAATCTTCAAGACACTCAATCCTTTGCATCATGGACCTCAGCAGACGAACAACTACTTCGGGATCTGTACCTGACAACACCCACCAGGGCCCTGGCAAAGCGTCTAAAGAGATCAGTGAACGCTCTTCATGTGCGCGCTCGAGTACTCGATCTGCCGAGAAAGAAGGCCCCGCTTCCAATTGGAGCAGAACGGGTGAATTCCAAGGGGCTGAGAGTTCGCAAGATTGCGAAAACAGGCAATCACCATCGCGATTACAAGCGCGTCGACCTAATCGAGTGGGAGCAGAAACATGGACCGCTTCCTGCGGGAATGATTCTTGTGATTGCGAACCCATTCCTACCTCGCACGCCGGACAACTTGATTCCGATGACAGCACAGCAGCTGACAGCCCGTATATCAGGACAAGAAATCTGCCCGGATATCAAAGAGCTTTGTCAGTTGCAGCGACAGCTGACCAAAGCACTCAAGCCTGCATCAATGAAGCCAAAGCGACGCTGCGACAGCTCCTTCTGAAAGCACAAGCCAATAAGCATGAGTTATGCGATGAGCGCCGAATGGCGATTCTTGCCGGCGTAGCGACCCTCGTCGACAGCATCAGAACGCAAATTGCGCACAAAGCGCTTCCTCAAAGCGACGAATCGGAATTCTTCAAATCATCGGGAGAGTCGGTATGACTGCCACAAGAACAATTGAAACACTTCGATCGATTCTGTTTGACCAACTAGAGGCGCTCGCCTCCCCAGAGAAGTCGGTAGACCTCGGACGCGCCCGCTTGGTTAATGAAACAGCCCAGTTGATTGTCAACACCGCCAAGGTTGAAGTGGAACACGCCAAGGTTTTGAAAGGTGCACTAACGCTCCCATTCATTGAAGACCAAGAGAGCTTGCTTGAGCGGCCACACCAGCCAAACCCAGAAGCAAGTCAACCTCAAAAACTCTCGACGCAAGAAAAACTTCTCAACGGCAACGCCAACCACCCATGGCGAACCCTTGGAACTTGGAACAGGAGCTGAGCATGCCCATCAACAAGACTCTTCCCCAATGCGACTGCATCAACTCTTGCGGCGATGACGACCGTGTTGGGCAAGGCGCAGCGCAGCCCTGTAGCGCCTACCACAAGATGCTGGCCTCACAGGCTGACCACGAGGCTGTCCGCAACCTCTCGTGCGCCATGATGTCAAAGCTGCAAGACTCCCGCTCCAAAGGTCGCAGCGGCTGGAACGACAAAACCCAATGCTCAGCAGAGCATCTGTCTCAACTGCTGCGCGAGCATGTGGAAAAAGGCGATCCTGTGGATGTCGCAAACTTCTGCGCATTCCTTTCGGCACGCGGCGAAGGCATTACGCCCCAAGCAGCGCCCATAGCCGCTGCAGTGTCTGGCGGATGGCAGGAGCTTGCGGCACGCGTGATGGATGCATTGGCTGACGCTCAGGATCGCACTAATGCCAAGTACCCAGAGCATGTGAAGTGCTACCCAAACTGGGAGACAAAGCCCAGACATCTGCGCTGGCTTGCAGAAATGTTTCGCACTGGCAAACCTATTGGGAACGGAGCCGGCCAGCCTGACGTCCTCGCCGCGCTTTGCGCCACCCAGGGAACAGCCGCGCCAGTAGTGTCTAGCAAACTGATCGAAGCAGTGGACGCCTGGTTCGCGCACAACACGGGACTCGGCGGATGCTCTGATAAAGATGTAGCGGAGCTTGCCGCAATCTTTGCAGCAGACTCAAGTGATGCAGCACGCTATCGCTGGCTTAGAGACATCAGCGTCCCCCCTCACAACTTTTACTTGTCCGTGCCCGAGGAATTCGCGGGCGTGAAGTACGCAAAGAACGAAGTAGACAACTACATTGACGCCGCCATTGCCGCCCAGCGGGGAGACGCAGCATGAGCGCACAAAAGCATTCCCACGGCTGCTGCGCAGACAAGGCGTGTAGCGAAAAGACCTGCATGGAGTTACCCGAAGGCAAGACTTGCGGCCACTGCGTGCATGAGCGCAGGTGCTGCACGATCTTTGGGCACACGCCCTCCGACACCTATTGCGACTGGTTCCCTAGGCGTTTCGCAGAAAAGCCAGCGCAAGCAAAGGAGAAGAAATGATCCCCGCACTGAGCATTCGCCAACCGTGGGCCTGGCTGATCGTCAACGGCCACAAGGACATAGAAAACCGCGACTGGCCCACGAATTTTCGTGGCCGTCTGCTGATTCACGCCGGCCTCACCATGACCCGCAAGTACTACGACCAGGTCGTGCAGGAACTGGACGGCCTGGGCCTGCTGCCGGCAGACCTTCCAGCCTACGAGGATCTGCATCGCGGTGGCTTTGTGGGCTGGACGCATGTGGCCGACTGCGTCCAAGAGTCCAGCTCGAAGTGGAAGCAAGAAGGCACCTGGGGCTTTGTCTTGCACAGCAGCTCGCCAATCGACTTCCTCCCCTGGAAGGGCAAGCTCAATTTCTTCAATGTCCCCAACGGGGTACTACAGGATGGAGTCAGCCATGGCTGAAGTAACCATAACACTGCTCCCCGCAGCCCTGGCAAAGGAACAGGCAGCGCCTTTTCTGTCCCTGAGCGAGTCGACCTTTGAGAAGCTGGTGCGGGAGGGCAGTCTTCCCAAGCCCAGGCAACTGGCAGACCGGCGCGTAGCCTGGGTCCGATCGGAGCTGGAAGCCTGGCTCCTGCAGCGGCCTCATTCTCAACAGCTGCCCCCACCGAACACAGGGGCACCTAAGCGGCGATCAGAGCCTCCAGCTTGACGCTCAAAGCACTCAGCCACTCGATGCGCTCCGCATCGTAGTGGTAGAGGTTGTAATCACCGGCCACGCCGGGAAGAACGTGCCCCAGAATAGCCTCCCCCACCTCGTGGGGGCACCCCATAGAAGCTAACAAAGTGCGTCCAGTGCGCCTCAGGTCATGGGGCGACCAATGCGTAACCGTCAGTCGCTCCCGCTGGTGGTCATCACGCGAATTGCTGTAGGGCTGGAAGTAATGCACCTTGGACTGCATGTATGACTGGTGCTGGACTTTGATCGTCCCATCGCGCCCCTTACAGGGGAACAGCAGTTCCCCATGATCAGCCAGCAGGCGCTGCACGATCTTTTCAGCCCTGCCAAATAGGGGCACCCTCAAGTGATACGCAGACTCAATATGGCGAGTCTTCATCCCGCTCTTGGGGATGGTCCACCACCATTGACCATCCTGAGCCTGGCTGATCTGACTGCGCTGCATGCGGCATATCTCAATACCACGGGTACACGTCCACAGCTGCAGCTCTAAGAAGTCACGCACCTGCTGGCTGAATCTAGGCAGATCCTCCAGCACCAGTAGCTTGATCTCTTGATCCGACAGCACCCGCTTGTCCGTCCCCTTGTGCTTGCCTTCTCGCATTGCCCCCTTGCTACGAAGCTTCAAAGAGGTCTTTTGCTCCCACCAGTTGGGCAAGTCATCACTCACGCGGCCAGATTCCTGAGCCAATCTCCAGGCCGCTGCCATCTCGGATTTGACCGACCTGGCGAGCATCGGTCTGTCAGATAGCCCCCGGATAAGCTCGAACACCACACCACGCGACACCGAGTGCGCCGGCAAGACAGCGATCGACGCGACTGCCTTTCGCAGCCGCAGAGTCACCTGATGTGCCCCCTTGGGCGCTCGACTTACTTGCAGATACTTGACGCTGTAGTCCTCCACCATCTGACTCACGGTGTAGGAACCAGGCACCGAACCCACCGGCGCAGCACGACTGACTTTCTTCTCGATCGCCGGATCTCGCCCTTCGTTTCTGGCCGCCTGGAGCTTTTTCCATTCAGCTATCGCATCAGATATAGAGACCTCCGGCCATATACCAATCTTGATCTGCCGCAGCTTCTGATCCAAAGTGCTGCGGTAGCGATATGTCCAGGTTTTTCTGGTGATCGAGGATTCAAGCCTCAACCCCGGACAGCCTTGGACGACAATATGCTGACCAGGCTGAAGTGCTTTGGCGTTCCGCGCATCGAAATACAT